CGGCTTTGCGGACCTACATTGAAAAAACGTGAGAAAACTCTTTTTAGGGTGCCACCAGACCCTCTTTTGACCCATGTCAACGCCCACCAAGGAAAAGCACCAAACACCAGATATTGTACCAACTGTGGTCGATCTGGCGGAGGTTTTAGGGACTACCCGCAAGACATTGAATGTTTGGCGGAAGCTCGACGGGGCTCCGAGGCCGCGCCCGAATGGTGGTCACTCGGTGACGGAGTGGCGCAACTTCATTTCATCGCGTGGGCTCGGATCGCAGACACTTGGATCCCGCGAAGAGCAGTTGATGGATAGCGAGGCGCTGCGGGCTCGGAAGCTACTGGCCGAGGTCGAGGATCGCGAGCTCAAGGTGCTGGTTCGCAAGGGGCAATTTGTCCCGATCGACGCGGTGCGTGAGCGGTGGTTCTATCACATCGGACAGGCAAACGCCCTGCTTCGGAACAAGCTCGAAAACGAATTGCCGCCGCTGCTGGTCGGCAGAGATGCGGTCGACATCCGCAAAGAAATGGCCAGGGTGGTCGATGAGTACATCGCGATCATGAACTCTGGCGATCAAAAGAAGATCCCAAAACTTGAAACCAGAGGACGAAAGAAATCCGACGACTGACCTGCTCGATGAGATCCTGCGCACTGGGCATGTAATCACCGATCGCCGGCCGCCGTGGCAGTGGTGCGAGCAGCATGTCGAGTCGATCCCATACTCGCCGGTGCCGGGTGGATTCCAGTCGGGCAACTCTCCATGGATCCGCGAACCATTGGAGGCGCTGGCAGATCCCTCGGTTTCGCTGGTTTCGATCATCGCGGCGATTCAGGCGGGCAAAACCATGACCGCCGAGCTTGGATCCTGCTGGATCGCGGCGAACGCGCCCGGACCGATGCTCTGGCTCGACCAGACAGACTCCGACGCAAAAGATCAGATGGAAAACCGTCTGCAGGTGCTCTGGAAGCAATGCGCGCCGATTCGGGAGATTTTGCCGCGCCAGCAAGGGACCGAAAGGCACAAGCTCAAGCGCAACTCGGTCGCATTTCTCAACGGCATGACCGGCTGGGTGCTCGGTGCTCACTCCAAGACCAACCTTCAAAGGAGATCGATCCGCTGGTTGATCGGCGATGAGACCTGGCGCTGGCCATCCGGTCACATGGCCGAGGCCGAGGCGCGGGTCACCGCCTTCGGGTGGCTGGGAAAAAGGTTCTTCGTGTCGCAGGCCGGCGAGGTGGACGACGACACCGATCGGAAATTTCGATCGACCGACCAGCGTGAATGGTGCTGGCGATGCCCGAGCTGCAAGACGACGCAGCCATGGAAGTGGGAGAACATCGAATGGTCGAAGGATTGCCGCCTCGAAGATGGCGCGTGGGACTACGAGCGGGTGCGTGAGACCACCGAAATGTTCTGCGAGTGTGGCACCCGCTTTCCCGATACCGACCGATCACGGCGTGAGCTCAACAACCCTATGAATGGCGCGCGTTATGTCTCCCAGAACCCCGGAGCGGCGAAGTCGAATGTCGGCTTTCATTGGAATGGTCTCTGCGCGGGATCATGGGGCAACCTCGCCGAGATTTACCTTCGGGCGAAAGCGTCGGCACGCACCGGCGACATGGAGCAGCTCAAAATTTTCTGGCAGAAGCGTCTCGCTCTTCCGTTCACCGAATACACCGAGGATTTCTCGATCAAGATCACCGACAGCACCTACGCGCGCGGCGATTTAGCCTGGGAAAAGGAAGGCGCGATCATCGGTGGCAAGATCCGGGTGCCGGATGAGGACGACGACCCGCCGGTTCGGCTGCGCGTGATGACCGTCGATGTCCAGATGGATCACTTTTGGTACCTCATAACCCAATGGAGCCCCGATGGATCCAGCCGCCGGATCGACTGGGGCACGGCCCATACCTGGGAAGAATTGCTCGAACAGCAGGAAAAGTACCGCGTTTCGTCCTCCCTCGTCGGCGTCGATGCTGGTTTCAACTCCTATGAGGTCTACCAGCGCTGCGCCGAGCATGGATGGGTTGCGCTGATGGGTGATCGCAAGGCAACATGGACTCACCGACTCAAGCAACGCCTCGGCGTCGGCGTCCGGGTCAAGTCACTCGACCGATTCTATTCCCCGAAGCGCTCGATCAACTGCTCGGCAGGCAAAGTCGCCCAGATGTTCTACTGGTCGAACCTCAACATCAAAGACGCCCTCTCGCGGATCCGCCGCAATCAAGATCCAAGCCGAGGCCCGACATGGGAGGTGCCGGTCGAGGCACTCGCCGAGGTCGACAACGACGAAAAGAAGATCGCGTACCTGAGCCAGATGGAATCCGAGATGCGGATCAAGGATGGCGACCGCTGGCAATGGACGCGGATCCAAAAACGACCGAACCACCTTCTCGACTGCGAGGCGATGGCGACCGTGTTTGCCTTCATGCTCAAAATCCTTGGCCGCGAAACCGAGCAGGAAGCCGCCGAAGATTGACAACTTGTCAGAGGGCATGGCGGCCCTCGACATGACGACAGGTTTTTCCACCGAAGAGGTGGTCGAGATCCTCGAAGAGAACAAAAAGACACTAAAGAAGCTGATGATCAGCTTCCAAGAGTCGGGATCGCAGATCACTTACAAGCGCCTCGATGACACGAAAGAGATCATCGCGGCCTGCCAGCACGCTCTCCGCAAGCTCGACCCGATCACCTACGGCAAGACCCGCCGCACCTGTCAGTCAACTGCCGGTAATTTCTAACATGAACCTGCTGCAAAAAATCACCAAGTCCGCCGCTTTAGCCTTCGGATGGTCGCCGTATGAGAGCGTCAACCCATCGCCCGTTCGCCAGCGCCTGCCCGCCGCAGCTCCGCAAGACCACCGCAAGGAGGCAACGCCACTGGTACGCAACGAACTCATCAAGGGCAGCCGGTATCTGATGAAAAACAGCGGGTTCGCCCGCGAAATGGTCTTCGACATGGCCGTCTACTCGGTCGGCGATGGTCTCAAGATTCAGCCAAAGACCGAAGACCGCGAATGGATTGCCGGCGCGCTGGACTACTGGGAGGAATGGTCGAATCAGTGCGAGGTGACGGGACGATTCTCCCTTTCCGAGTGCGAAATGCTCATCTGCCGCGCGATCGACGAAGACGGTGATATTTTTGTCCATCTCACCCGCGTTGAAGGCCGCCCGGTGATCCAACTCATCGAAAGCCACCGCGTGAGCGGCGGGAACAACGACGGCACGGTCGATGGCATCCGTTTCGACGGCTATGGCCGCCCAGTTTCGTACAATGTGAAGCAGGATGACGGCACTTTCATCGAGCTGCCGGCCTACTCGGTGCTGCATATCTTCGATCCAGAACGCGCATCATCGGCTCGCGGCGTGCCATCACTGGCGCATTCGATCAATCACATCCGCGATGAGATGGAATTGCTCGCGCTCGAAAAGCACGCGCTCAAGGATCATGCCGACAAATCGTTCGCGATCACCACGCAGAATGGCGAGATCGACAGCAATGATGGTTTTGGCGGACTGGATATTGACTCAGGCAAGGCCGAGGACAATCCACACAGCGACCCGACTGCACTGCAAAAGATCGTCGGCGGCAAATGGGTGGCGCTCAAGCCGGGCGAAGAACTCAAACCCTTCGAGTCCAACCGCCCATCGCCCACCTTCACTGGATTTCTCGATCACCTTCGCCGCGATTCGGCACTTGGCGTCGTTCCTTACGAGTTCACCGCAGATTCAAGCAAGATCGGTGGCGCCGGAGTCCGTATGGTGGTTGCCAAGGCCGATCGCCGATTCTCCCACAGGCAAAACATCCTCATCCGCCGCTTTCTCACGCCCGTCTGGAAGTTCGTCATCGGCGATGCCATCACTCGTGGCGAGATCCCGCTGATTGCAGGATGGTGGAAAATATCCGTGGTCACACCACGCAGGGTGACAGTCGATGCCGGTCGGGAGTCGCTGCAAAACCGCGAGGATGTAAAGGCCGGTCTCAAAACTCTCTCCGATCACTTCGCCGAGCTGGGCATGGACTTTGAGGAGGAGGCCGAACGCCGCGCACGCGACATCGCGCACCTTCAAGAACTCGCCAAGAAATACGACATCCCACTTCAGATGCTGTTCGCATCGGGAGTTGCCACCCCGCCGGTCGAAGCGCCGACTGGGCCTGCGAAGTGATGGGGAATTGACACCCCACGCATCGCGTGAACGCACGCGATCTCATTTTGACACAGGAGCCGTGGGCCATCGCCCCGGAGGCAATGGACGGCATCATCGGTTTGGCCATGGACATGGCCGCCGGCAAGATATTCACCCTGCCGCAGAGCGAGGCACCGCAGTCGATCATGAGCGTCGCCGATGGCGTCGCCACAATCTCGATCACCGGACCACTTCTTCCGACCACCGACGAGTTCGATCGCGTGATGCTCGGGGCGACGAGCCTCGATGAAGTTCGCTCCACCGTTGAAAGCGCCGCCGCTGATCCAGCGGTCACATCGATCGTCCTCAACATCGACTCTCCTGGCGGAACCGTTCGCGGCACCCCCGAGGCCGCCGATGCGATCTACGAAGCCAGCAAAGTAAAGCCAGTGTCGGCGCACACCTCCGGCACGATGGCATCCGCTGCCTACTGGCTCGGCTCGCAAGCCACCAGCGTCTCGATGACGCGCTCGGCATCGGTCGGATCCATAGGAGTGATGGTCCCGCACATCGATCAGAGCAAACGCGCCGAGATGCTCGGCGTGAAGGTCGAGCTTTTCACCACCGGGAAGTTCAAAGCCGCCGGTTTCCCTGGCACCTCGCTCACCGAGTCGCAACGCGAGCTGATCCAAGAGCGGATTAACCAGGTGTTTGGCGAGTTCAAATCCGCCGTCACTCGCCAAGGTCGGATGATCCCAGCCGAGGCGATGCAAGGGCAGACATTCTACGGCCCGCAAGCCGAGTCGCTGGGCCTCGCCACCGTGGTGCGCAGTGCTTCGCAAGCAGGCAAAGCCGGATCCTCTCCGCTTCGCGCAGTTGACACTGCGGAAGATGGCATGAGCGAACAAGTCGCCAGCACCCCATCCGAAGAAGTCGTCGCATCGGTCGAGACCGTTGTTGCGGAAATCGCAAACGAAGCCGCCCCATCCGCACCGGAAGGTGAGCAAGAGGCATCTCCTGAATCCGCACCTGAAGGCGAAACCGAAAGCGCGCCAGCTGAGGAGCCCAAGGAAGAGTCCGCCACCGAGGTAATCGCCGACCTCAAGGCAACTCTGGCATCGCTGCAAGGCGAGATCGCCGCACTGAAGGCCAACCAACTTTCCATCGACGAGGCATCGGCTCGCAAGGCCGCCGCCATCGCCGCCCGCAGTTCCAGCGCACCCGTGAATGTGACGCCGGATAACTCGGAAGCCCAATCGCTCGAAAGCGTGCTCGCCGAAATCAAGGCGGCCACGAGCCCGACCGAAAAGTACCGCCTCGGCAAGCTCGCCGAAAAGCTCCGGGCCAAAGGCTCAAACTGAAATCCCCGCATTTTTTAACCCCACACACACCCCACAATTATGCCTACACTCACCGTCACCGAGATCCTGAGCTCAACGCTCGACTCGTTCAAAACCCGCGTGCCCGCCCTGGGCATGATGTCCACCGACTTCACCAGCACCCGCATGAAGAAGGGCCAATCCGGCTATGCTCACATCCGCACCCTTCCTTCGGTTGCTGATTACGATGCAGCTCAAGGTGGCTACTTCAACGGTGCTTCCGAAGCTCGCAACCTTCTGACTGATGTGCCGATCGTCGCCGACGGTCACAAGCATGTCACCATCAGCCTCACTCACCTCAACGCGATTGCCGACAAGAAGGACGCACTCGCAGGGGCGATCGGCGATGCCGCCTATGTGCTTGCCAAGTCGGTCGTTGATTCGGCCCTCGCCAAGTTCGTGGCCGCCAATGTCAGCCGCTCGACGACTGAGACCATCGCCAACACCGACCGCGACACCCTCGGTTCGGTTCGCAAAGCGATGAACGCAGTCAAAGCCCCGAGCAAGCGCTTCGGTATCGTCAACAGCGACTTCGCCGAAGCCCTGATGAGCGACACCCGCATCTCTTCGGGCGACTTCTACGGCCAACGCCTTGCTGGCGATCCCTTCGTGGTTCTTGAGAACCTCGGTGGCTTCGAGAAGATCGTCGAGTATCCCGACCTTCCGACCACGGGCAACCTCACTGGTGCGTTCTTCGCGCCTGAGTCGATCGTGATCTGGACCGGCCTTCCTGACGATTCCAGCGAGCTTGCCGCTCAATACGGCATCCCGCAGGTCGTCACCACCGAGGTCGTCACCGACCCGAACAGCGGCCTCTCGCTCCTCGGCATCCTCGGCCAGAAGCAAGGCACGCTCGATCTCACCCTCACCGTGACCATGCTCTACGGCTCCGCAGTCGGCAAGCAAGGTGGCGCAGCCGGTGCGATCACCGACTATGCCGGTCACCGCGTGGTTTCCGCTTAATCCTCACCCAAGCCCTCGGACTGACAACATCGGTCCGAGGGCTTTTTCTAATCCAACCTTTTACGAAAATGGCAGTTCTCAATCTCGTTGTGGAGTACAGCGCCGCGCGCGGCACCGATGCAGATGCTTCGGTGGTCTACTGCGGCTATGACTTCGGCAAAGCAAAAGATTTGGTTGCGCAAGTTGGAGAAAAGGCACCCCGCCGTGAGCTTTATCGCGGTGGGATGCCTTACATCTCCCGTGTTTTCCGCCCAGTGACCCAATCGGAAGCATCCGCCACTCAGACCAAAGAAGAAGCACCGGAAGCCGCACCGGCACCCGAGCCGAAGAAGGCCAAGAAGTAATTTGTTTCATTGGTAGCGTCTAAGGAGAAAGCCCCATCTGGAAATTTCCGGGTGGGGCTTTTTTTGACGCCGCGCGTGAAGCGTGAACCTAATTCAAGAAGCCGCCGCCGAGGCATTCGCATCGATTCTCGAAGACATCGGCGTACCAATCACCATCAACGATGAGGAGTACCTCGCCGCGATCTCGATGGGCGGCGTTCAGATCGATTTGGAAGAAGGAGGATTCTCCCAGGACGGATCACTCAGCGTCCGCATGCTGGTCGCGCACCTACCAGATCCAGCACCGGCGCAGAACAGCGCCATGACCATCGGAGATCTGCGCTACAAGGTCGAAGAGATCATGCTCAAGCCCGGTGCTGGCGTCATCGAATACCGAGTTGCACGCCGCTAATTTTTCACCATGAACCAACACATCGAAGACTATCTCGCCGAGCTCGTCGGCAACCTCGGCAATGACATCGAGGTCTTCACCGGCACCAGTTCGGAAGTTCGCACGCCAGAATCACACGCGGTGCTGGTCCTTGCCGATCAGGTCGAAGGCGTCGTCGGCAGCCTGTACAAGGCAACGATCAAGGTTTCCATTTCGTCACCGGCAGACGGAAGCACCCGCAGCTCCCACATGGACATTGTGGATGAGGTTCGCGAGGCATTCACCGAGCCGCTGCCTTCAGCTCAGAGCCTCGGCATCACCGCTATCGAGGTGCGCGGATTCCACATCACCAATCACACCGCCGCTGTGTCCGACGATGGCCGCTGGGTCACATCGATTGAGGCACTCATCGGCGTCACCCGCTTGTGAAGTTGACACCCACGCGGGTGTATCATGGCAGCGACTTTTGGAGTCAATAACACACACGGCCTCTCTCCGAACACCGGACATGTGAGCGAGTCGAGCAAGGACTCCTCTGTCGAGGTTGCAACCATTCGCGACGAGCAGGGTGTCACCGTCTTTGCCGGACCGCGCAAGCTCATCACGCGCAATGTCACAATCACTGGCAAGGGCGACGCCGACATCGAAGCAGTCGTACCCGGCACCGTTGCAAAAGGAGTGGCGATGATCACCTCGGTCAAGCAGAGCGAAAGCAACGAGGATTTCCCCGAGTTCGAGATCCAAGCGACCATCTACGAAGAAATCTAATTTTTCAAAGCCATGCCAATCACTTTCAACCAAATCGGAGTTCAGTCGGTATCCGCCGAACTGATCGAGAGCGTCGAGTCGACCAAGAACATGGAGTCGAAGATGATCATGTCCAACGAGGGCGGATTTGGCGCGGCCAAGACTTTCGACCCCACCTACGAGTTCACGGTCAAAGGCCGTGGCACGACCAGCGTTGATGCCGGTGACACGAGTGCCTCTGGGTACATCCCCGACTACATTCCGACTGGTGGTGTGACTGTCATTACCTCGGTGAAACTAAGCGAGAAAAACGACGATTTCAACGAGTTCGAGATCAGCGGCACCGTTTTCCCGGACGCGGCAGCGATCGTCCAATAACCGGCTCGTAAGAGCCACCTAAAATCATCCATGAGACAAGGATCCACGGTCGCCATCGTGCGCGACCATGATACCCCGCCCGTCGAGAGTCGCAACACGCGGCTGATCGGCTCGGCCATTGCCTCTGGTTGTGAGTTCGGAACGGAAAAGGCATTCTCCGACACCATCGAAGATGTCTGCGGCAATCCGAAGCGCACCGTCACATGGATGATGGACGGCGGCAAAAAGATCAAATTTACGCCGATCGCGAAGGAGGAAGAGATCAACTTCGTCGAGTTCCAGAAGCGCTTCAATTCGCAGGAATGGTGTGAGGCGAATCCCGACCACCCGATTTCCTACATGCGCGCCGCGTTCGATTCGCACCACGGCCTCGTCGACAAGATCAAGACGATGCGCCCGATGCTGCTCGTCCGCAAAGGCAAGCGCCTCGCTGTCGTGCCTAGTGGCAACGACCCAGAAAGCAAAGCCCAGCGCGAAAAAATCCTTTCGATATTCTAAAATTATGGAAACCAGAGATCAAATGATCGCACTCGGAATGATCGAGAGCGAAAGCAAGACTATCGGCGGCATCAAGATGCGGCCATTTTCCATTGGCTCGCGCCAGATTGCCGACCTGCTCAATATCTCGATGATCTATGGCGACAGCGTCAGCGAGATCGAGCTGCAACGGCAGATCAATTCCTTCGTGTGGATGCAGTCTGCGCCCGTCGATGAGGTCGCCGAGGCGATCGCCAACAACACCGCCGGCAAAGCGGCACTGGTCTACGCGCTTGGCATCGAATTTCACCGCCTGCCCGAAATCATCACCGAGATCGAGCGCATCGGCAAACAGATCGCGGCCAACGAGATCCGCGTCGAGTCGAAGTACAAAAGCGACGAGGAAACGCCGCCGGGAAAGTCCTGAGCCCCGGCTGGTGCGCCAGCGTGGTCTACATGCTCGCCAAGGAGACCGGCTGGAGTGAGGAGTTCATCCTCTGGAAGCTACCGCTCTCCCGCGCACTTCAATACTACCACTGCGCCCTGCAATCCGCGAACCTCTGGACGCTTGAACCAGTCACAGCCGCGAGAATCGAGGAAATGGTGCCAGATTCTCTGCTCAGCTACATCGATGGACTGGTTGACTCTTCCCCTGAATAAATGGCCAGAACTAACATCGAGACTGACATCCGGCAGTTTCAAGCCATGGCCGCAAGGCTCGGTGAGTTTTCCAAACGCGATGGTCGCGCGCTCATGGAAGAGCAGGCGCGGGGAGTTGTCCGCAAACTGATGGACATCACGCCGCCTAGCAACGGCAAAACGCGCGGAGTAAAGGCTAAGAAACTAGGGGAGGCCGCGATTGCCAGCGATGTGCGCAATGTCTTCATCGGATCCACCCCGAAGAACTCGGAGGTCAGCAGTATGTCGGAAATGGCCAACATCATGCACACCAAGCGCCGAGGTGGAAACATCCGCATCAAGCGGGCAGTGAAACAAACTCGCGCAGCCCGCTCGATGATCACCAACTTCATTAAGGTGAAACAGAAAGGCGTAGGCTACCTCGCGTCCGGCTGGGCATCCGCCGCACGCAGACTGGGCAAGATCCGAGTGCCAAGCTGGATCGGCAGGCATGACGCGCCAGGTGATGCTGATATAAGAATAACAACATTCAGAATCACGGCGACGATCAGCAACTTAGTCAACTGGGCCAGCAATATGGATGGGGTCGACCGCCGTATGCAGTATGCCGTGCGCTGGCAAACCCGTGCCATGCAGAACCGGGTGAACAATTTCCTCAAGAAAGCGGCAAAAAAATTATCCTGATTGACACCTTACTGAATTGAAAAGATGGCAGGCATTTCCACCAAGCTCACGCTGAACGCCTCGGACTTTGTCCGTGGGATCGATCGGTCGAAAAAGTCGGCAAGTTCGCTCAAGACCTCGATGTCGTCGATCGGCTCGGGCATCGGCTCGGCCTTCTCCAGCA